AAAAGGAGTTCCTGTTTTAAGTATAGTAGGAACTTTAAATGATAATTATAAAGGCGGTGAGTTTATTATGTTTCAAGATAAAAAAATAAATTTAGAGAAAGGAGATCTATTAATATTTCCATCTAATTTTTTATACCCACACAAAGTAAATGAAATAACGAAAGGGATTAGATACTCTTACGTATCTTGGACTTGGTAATATGCATAAAGTAATTATACCATTTGGATATCCAATATATGTCAATCAAATTGATGTTAATAAAAAAGAATTTGAATGTGCTCAAAAAGAAAAATATATAACCATGGAAAATACCACAGCTTCTTACACTGAAGATAAACAAATATTAAATAATAAAAATTATAGATCTCTTAAAAAGAATATATTCAAAGAACTTGAAATATACACCAGACATATTTTAAAAATTAAAAAACATCAAAAGTTTTATTTAACTAGCTCCTGGATAAACAAACATAAAGAAAATGACTTTGGACAACCTCACTCTCATTTTAATTCTATAATTAGTGGAGTATATTATTTTAAAGCACCAAAAGATTCTGGAGATATAATATTTAATATGGAGCAAAATAGAATGCCTTTTACACCAACTGTAAAACTAGACTTTGAAGAGCATACAATAGAAAACTGTGATGAGTTTTTCTTTGAGCCAGCTGATGGCGTAATCACGTTTTTTCCCTCGACATTGATACATAGAATTGGTATTAATAAACAAAAAGAATTAAGATATAGTCTTGCATTTAATTTTTTTGTGAAAGGTATATTTGGAGAACAGGAAGGAGAATTAACAATATGAAATTAAGAAGTATTATAATTGTTGGAGGAGGCTCTGCAGGTTTTATGACTGCAGCTACAATACTAAGTCAGTTACCAAAAGTAAAAGTAACTTTGATAGAATCACCAAATGTAAAAACAGTGGGGGTAGGTGAAAGCACTATAACAGGAATAAGACATTGGACAAAATTATTAGGGATTGAAGATAAAGATTTTTTGAAAGCAACAAATGGCACTTATAAATTAAGTATTAAGTTTACAGATTTTTACAAAAAAGGAGAAGCTTTTCATTATCCTTTTGGTGAGCCAGATGTAAATGGTAATACTGCAGGTATGAATGATTGGTGGTTTAAAAAGTTTTCTGACCCATCTATTCCTTACTCAGACTATGCTGATTCTCTTTTCTCTTGTATGGCTCTTGTTAATCAAAACAAACTTTTTTACAATGAAAATAGAACAATGCCTTTTAACTTTGACTTCGATACAGCATATCATTTTGATGCAACAAAGTTTGGTATATGGTTAAGAGATGAATACTGTAAACCAAAAGGTTTGATACATATTAAAGAAGATATTAAAACTATAGAACAAGATGAAGATGGAATTAAAAGTTTAAATAAAAAACATAAAGCTGATCTTTATATAGATTGCACAGGTTTTAAATCTCTTCTACTTGGACAAACTATGAAAGAACCTTTTGAATCGCTAGAAGATTTATTACCTAACAACTCTGCGTTAGCTACAAGAATACCTTATAAAAATAAAGAAAAAGAATTAGTTCCATATACCAATTGTACTGCTATTGAAAACGGTTGGGTTTGGAATATACCTTTATGGTCTAGAGTTGGAACTGGTTATGTATACTCAGATCATTTTGTTAGTGATGATAAGGCAGCTGAACAATTAGAAAAACATCTAGGAATAAAAAACTTAGAACTTAATAAAATAAAAATAAGAACAGGTATTCATAAAAGACTATGGGTTAAAAATGTCTGTGCCATTGGATTATCAGCAGGTTTTATAGAACCTTTAGAAAGTAATGGTTTGTATACTGTTCATACTTTTTTATTATATTTTTTACGAAATGTTCAAAGAGAACGAATATCACAATGGGACAAAGATAATTTTAGTTTAGGATGTAGATATGAGTTTAGGACTTTTGCTGAATTTGTAGCTTTGCATTATGCATTAAGTCATAGAGATGAGACTCCATATTGGAAACATATTTTAAATAAATCATGGGATGAAAGTTTAATTAATCTAAAAGGCACTAGCTATCATGGTATGTTTAGTGCAGCTATGCAGAGAAAAAATAATTTTCATTATCATGAAAAAGGTGGCTTTCATTGTATAGCAGCTGGTATGCATTATCCACCAACAGAGATGTCTACCTTAAAATATCACAATCAATACACTGATCAACAGTGGTTTGATAAATGGAAAGGTGGCAATAGATACATAACTAAAAAAAGAAACTATTGGAATAAAGTAGCCGAAAGACTACCTACGTATATGGATTTTCTAAAAGAAAATATATACACCGATGAAAAATAAATTTGTTAGTTTATTATCTAATATTAAATATCCTACAGAAAAACAAAGACTAAAAGAGTTGTGGGATGTAGAAGGTATTCTTAGAAATCAAAAATTTAAATTTGATCTTAGACCTTTAAAAAATAATGCAAAAGCAGGAACGGTTGCAACCAAAGCAGACAAGATGGTTTTTGATATTAAGGACCAATGGATTATTATAGATTTAGAAGAATTACATCAATATTTAAAACAAAATAACCTTAAAAAAGTTAATTTAGATGATTTGATATCTGAGTTAGATTGGAATATAATACTACCAAAATATTAAAAACTATATATAAGTAGGGATTATGCTACAGAAAATAGGGTTCCAACCAGGTATAAACAAACAAATATCAGAAACTGCTGCTGAAGGTCAGTGGACAGATTGTGATAATGTTAGATTTCGTTATGGAATACCTGAAAAAGTAGGTGGTTGGAATCAATTAGGCACTGTAAATGAAAATGAACTTACAGGAGCAGGTCGAGGATTACATCATTTTATTAATAGCTTATCTAGAAAATACGCTATTATAGGAACTAACAGAGTGCTGTATGCTTATTCTGGGGGTGTATTCTATGATATTCATCCTATCCAAACAACTACAACACTTACAAATGCATTTACCACGACTAACGGATCACCGACCATAACTATAACTTATACAAGCGCGCATAATTTAGTACCAGGTGATATACTATTAATGGATAATTTTACTACAATAACTAATTCTAATTTTACCGCATCCAATTTTGACAATAGAAAATTTATGGTTGCTAGCACACCTACTAACGTAACAGCAACAATTACAATGGATTCAAATGAAGGTGGATCTGGTGCAACAACATCAGGTGGTATTAGAATACAAAAATATTATACAGTTGGACCAGCAGTTCAAGCAAAAGGTTTTGGTTGGGGATTAGGTTCATGGAGTGGTGAAGCTGCGGGTGCTATTACAACAACTTTAAATGGTGCTTTATTAGATGATGCAGCAGGAACAGGTGGATCAGGAACTTCTATTACATTAACAAGTACAATTAACTTTCCATCTTCAGGTACAAACTTTATTCAAGTTGGTAATGAAGAAATTTCATATACAGGTATTTCTGGTAATGATTTAACTGGTATTACAAGAGGTGTAAGAAACTCTACAAGATCAGGACACTCTAGTGGAGCAACAGTAACAAACTCATCAGACTATGTTGCATGGGGTGAAGCTGCATCAGGTGACTTAGTATTAGAACCAGGTATGTGGTCATTAGATAACTTTGGTGACAAAGCAATTTGTTTAATACACGATGGTGCATGTTTTCAATGGGATTCAAGTTTATCAAATGCAACATCTACAAGAGCGACTATTATATCTGGTGCACCAACTGCATCACGACACATGTTGGTATCTACACCGGATCGTCACTTGGTATTCTTTGGAACAGAAACAACGATAGGTGATACGTCTACACAAGATGATATGTTTATTAGATTCTCTGATCAAGAAGATATTAATACATACACACCAACGGCAACCAATACTGCTGGTACACAAAGACTGGCTGACGGATCACAGATCATGGGAGCTATAAGAGGTAGAGATGCAATTTATGTTTGGACTGATACAGCTTTATTTACACAACGTTTTGTTGGTCAACCATTTACTTTTGCGTTTGCACAAGTTGGAACTAACTGTGGTCTTGCAGGACAAAATGCATGTGTTGAAGTTGATGGAGCTGCATATTGGATGTCAGAAAACGGTTTCTTTAGATACGCAGGTAAATTAGAATCATTACCTTGTTTGGTAGAAGACTTTGTTTACGATAACATAAATTTAGAATCAGGTAATCAAATGGTATCAGCAGGATTAAATAATTTATTTGGTGAAGTAATTTGGTTTTATCCAACAATAGGATCTTCTGTTGTTAATAGAATGGTTGCTTATAATTATTTTGACTCTGGACCACAAAGACCTGTGTGGACAGTAGGTTCTTTAGCAAGAACTATGTGGAAAGACTCTGCTGTATTTGGTTTACCTCATGCATTAGAATACGATGCAGCTACAGATACATCTTTTGATGTTGTGGGCAACACAGAAGGTAGAACAAGTTACTATGAACATGAAACAGGGACAGATCAAAATAGAAATGGAACTATTACAGCAATTACAGCTAACATATCTTCTGGAGATTACGATATTAGTCAAAGAACACAAAGAGGTCAAACAACAAGTGTGGCTGATTTAAGAGGAGATGGTGAATTTATTATGAAGATACGAAGATTTGTACCAGACTTTATAAGTCAGACAGGAACAACTAGAGTTACTTTACAATTAAAAAATTATCCTAACGATTCACAAGCCAGCTCACCTCTTGGACCATTTGATATTACATCATCAACAACTAAAATAGATACAAGAGCTAGAGCTAGAGCTGTATCATTAAAAATAGAAAATACAGGAGCTAGTCAAAGCTGGAGACTAGGGACTTTTAGGTTAGACATACAACCAGACGGACGTAGATAATGGCAAAGATAGTACAAGTAATAACTAGACCTGCACCTCAATATGATTTAGGTACAGCAGAAGCACAAGTAAGAGATCTTGATGCAATTGTAGAAAAATTAAACTCAACGTTTCAAGAAGAATTAAAAGAAGAGATTGAAGCGTTTAACTTTTTTATTAATTAATGGCTAATCAATTTAAATTTGTAGGTATAGATAATAGTACAACAGGAAGTGCACTAACACCTTTTGGCTCTGGAAATCCTTTGGTTAGTGAAACATACGTAATTAAATCTATATTGGTTACATCAGCTGGTACACCTACTGTGACAATTACAAACAATAGTATTACAGCGATTAAATCAGCAGCTTTGACAGCTAATGTTACAACCGAATTATTAAACCAACCACTAATAGTAGAAGGAGGCACGAGTTTTACTGTGCAATCTAGCAGTTCAGATTCGTTTGATGTAGCTATTAGTTACTTAAATATCAAAAAGGAGATAACAACATAATGCAAGAAATTAAACCAGCAAAAGTAGAGACAACGTACAGACATAAAAAAACAGGGGAACTTTTTAAGGAAAGAAAAGACTGGGAATCTAAAGGTTATAAAAATGAAGACATGGCTCAAGATGTAAATGTTGTGATGCCAAGTCTTGATTTATTTAGTAAAACAAAATAGAATAGTAAAATGGCCATAACAAACGCACAGCAATACCAGCAACTTGTAAACAAACCAGCAAACGGTAAACGTCCTGGTTATAAAGGTGGAGCTGATATGGGGACTGTTGATGCAAAAGATAGTAAAGGAAATGTTACAAGAGCAGCCACTAATAAAGGAACTCCTAACGTCAGTGCTGGTGGTGCTAGTTTTAATGATCTTGGTCCTGGACCAAGTGGTGATGATTACAGAAGATCAGCAAGAGATTTTGAAAGAGGCGTTGAAGGTGGTAAAGCTGATTTAAAAGATTTTCAAGACGACTTACAGTATCCATCAGATACAAAAAATCCATTAAAAAAACTTATTAACAAAAGTAATTTAAGAAATAGAAAATTTTTTGAAGATGTGATTAGAGCAGGTAAAATACCTGGATTAGATTTTGGAACAGTTTCTGAAATGTCACAAGAAGAATTAGAAGAAGCATATGAAAACTACATGAACAATAGACTATCTGGAGTTACAGATGCATACGGTAACATAATTAATACAAGCGATGGAGATGATATTATTCCTTTAGCCTCAAACGCAACTCTTCCAGGATTTGATGAACCAGGAGATAAAGATACAATAGAAGAAGATATTTCTTTTAGAAGATTTAGAGCTGATGGTGGTATCATGAATAGTGATGTTGTAGGTGGTGAGTTTGATTTTGAATCTGCAAGACAGATGTATGGTCTAGGTAAACTTGTTAAAAAAGTTACACGTGGTGTTAAGAAAATTGCAAAGTCACCGATAGGTAAAGCTGCGTTATTGTACGCTGCTGGTTTTGGTATACCTGGAACTAGTTTTGGTGGTTTACTTGGAACTGCTAAAGGTTCATTGTTTGGAGCAAGAGAAGGTTTATTTGGTACTTTTGGACCAACGTCTGCTCTTAAAAAATTAGGTCTTATGAAATCAGTAGGAGATGCTGGTATGGCAGCAGCTAGAACTGGGCCACTTTCTAAACTTGGAATAGGATCAGCTATATCAGGAATATCATTAGTAGCGGGATTACTAACACCAAAAGAAGAAGCTCAAGCACAAAAAATAGCAGATGAGACTGGTATAGATATAGAAGAGATAAGAAATAACCCAGATAAATATCTAAGTAGAAGAAATAGAGCGGGTGGAGGTTTAATGAGATTAGGCTATCAAGAAGGTGGAGATACAGAACCAGTGGCTAAAAAGACCATGCCATTATTAGATATGGATGGTAAAGAAAAAGACTACAGAGAAACAGGTGGTTTCGTAGACATGGGTAGAATGGAGAAGGCTGACGATGTGCCTGCTAGACTATCTAAAAATGAATTTGTATTTACGGCTGATGCAGTCAGAAATGCTGGTGAGGGAGATATAGACAAAGGCGCAGAAGTCATGTATAACATGATGAAAAACCTCGAAGCCGGAGGTGAAGTATCTGAAGAATCGCAAGGCTTAGAAGGCGCAAGACAAATGTTTCAAACATCACAAAGACTAGAGGAAGTAATATAATGGCTGTTCAAACTGTACAAAATTTACCCGCACAATTTGTTCAAGACTTAGGACAAGATTTAGCAAAACAAGTTGTAGCACAATCAGGTGTACCCGTAGTATCTACAGGTATTGCCGGTATCTCACAACAACCAGGTGAATCAGCTGAAGATTTTGCAGCTAGACAAAGTGCTGCTAGACAATTTACAACAAGACAACAAAGTTTATCTGGCCTTGCACCACAAGTAGCTGGACAAGATGCATTACAACAAGCAGCTCAACAAAGAGCAATATCAGGTTTAGGATCTTTTGAGCCATTTTTACAGACGGCAGGACAACAAGCACAACTTGCTAGTGGATTAGGAACAGCGGCTCTTGGACAATTATCAGGAGTTGGAACAGGTGCACAATCTTTTCAACAAGGTGTGCAAGATTTTATGTCCCCTTATCAATCACAAGTGATTGATGCATCATTAGCAGAATTTGATCGTAACAAAGCTATACAAGAACAGCAAATTAGAGATCAACAAACAGCTTTGGGTGCGCTTGGCAGTGGTCGAGCGGGAGTGCAACTCGCAGAGTTTGGCACAGGGGCTGCGAGAGAACGAGCGTTATTACAAGCCGGTCTCTTGCAACAAGGTTTTCAACAAGCGCAAGGAGCTAGACAACAAGATATTGCAAATAGATTTGGTTTAGCACAAGCTACACAAGGTTTAGGTGCTTTCCAATCTGGATTAGCTGGTCAACAAGCACAACTAGGAGCACAACAACAAGCATTACAAGGAACAGATATATCACGTTTAGGTCAATTGGGCGCAATTAACCAAGCGCAAGCTCAAGCAACTCTTGATGCACAAAGAGAGGCAGCAAGACAAGCTACATTCCTACCACAGGAACAGTTAGATAGATTTGCTGGCCAAGTAACAGGAATCATGGGTGGTTATCCTGGTCAAACACAAACAACAAATGTACCTAACCCTACACCATTACAAACTGCATTAGGTGTTGGTACAACACTTGCAGGTATTTATAGTGGAATAAAATCAGGAGACCCAGGTTTCTTTAAAAAGTTTACGTAATATGAACAGAACACTTAAAAGACCAATGTTTAGAATGGGTGGTGCAGCAGGAACTGGCATCACGTCTGGTTTAGATAGAAAGCCATTGTCAAATGGAACTGATCCATATGATAGAGCCTTGAAAACTACAGAAAGATTTACAGCAGACATGGATAAATTTAGAGGTGAACGAGGTTCTTTTGCACCAAGTGCATTACCAGGTTTTTTAACACAATTTGGTTTAAATTTATTATCACAATCACCACAAGGAAATATATTTCAAACAGCTGCAACAGCCGCTAAAGAACCTTTTCAAACATTTCAAGCTGCAAAACTAGCTGAAAGACAAGATAAAAGAAATCAAATAACAGATATGTTTGGCACAGCACTTGCATCAGAATATGATTTAGAAGCACAAAGAATTAAAAATAAAGACAAGTCTGATGATGATAGAAAAACACCAGAAGTGGAACGTAGTATTATTGAAGCTGCTCAAAA